TTTATACTTGTTAAAAGGTGTACACCAAATTATTTTAATGACCTTTTCTTACTAACTATTATATCAAATTCCAACAGAAAAGTCAAGAGTTAAATTTTTCCAACCCTTTTCAACTCCTGTATTTCAGCTGCTTGAGTATCCACCAGTACTTTAAGTTCTTGCACGGCAGCTACTAACACGGATGTTAGCCTACTATAATGCACCCCTTTACTTCCTTCCGATACCGCTGTAGGATACACTTCTGCTACATCTTCTGCAATAAACCCAAGTTCAGCCAAACCTGTAGCCTTCTTAATATATGAAACAGGATTTAGCTTCATTATATTATCTAGCTGTGGAGTTAAAGAAGTTATTGCTGTTTTAAGCTCTCTAGAAGAGGATTCTATTAAAGTACCCTGTACGGTTAGATCATTAGTAACTGTTAAGTCACCAGAAGCATCTAAAGCTGCGTCTTTAAATGCAGATCCAGTATATACTTGTAATTTACTGTTTGAAGTATCAAAGAATAGCTGACCCGCCACTAAAGAAGAGGCGGGGGCTGATGAAGCGCTATTACTGCTCTTGATAGCAGTAAGTGCACTATTTAAGTCCGATCTAGTTGCCGGAAATGATTGATTAGAAATGTTGTAGTCATGTATTGCCATATTAGTATCCTAAGCTCATCCAATTGAATGATTTTTGTGTAGCAGTAGAGCTACTGTTATAAAAAGTTATAGTAAACCCTGTAGCACTATCACTACTTATAGTATAGTAATCTCCAGTATTTGCATTTTGTAGAGTTATAGCCACATTAGGAGTAGCCTTAAAAGGAGTAGCGTAAGTAACTACTTTAGTACCACTATTAGTACCAGAATCAGTAGTTAACCCAGTATCTCTCTTAATTGTATCCGGCATATCTATTGTTACAGATAGATTGCTCACTTGTATATTATTAGAAGAATTATCCGTTTTTAATTTAGCACGGAATTGTATACCTCTTGCAACGTAATCTCCTACAAAGAAAGACCCCCAAACAGACCAGTCAGCCTCTGCAGCAGAAGCAGGGTCTACTGAAACAGTTCTTATCTCTAAAGAGGCATTAGTTCCTGATATATCAGTGCCATCGAACTTCCCAGATCTAACATCAAAGTTACCTGTAGCACTATCAAATAGATCAGCTACCGCGTATCCAGTACTAGCATAAGAGGAGGTGATTCTACTAGTATACACGGTACCTAAATCTAGTTTTTGATCTGTAAAATAGTAGTACCCTTCCCCTAAACTAGTGTTTGTAATTCTTATTGTATTAGAACTTGAGTCAAAAGTAATATTATTATTATTCGTATCATTAACACCTTTATCTGCAGTGCCACTACCAAATAATGGATGTTGTGTACTTGTCTGTACTGCATTTAAGCCTAATAAATCTGCAACATTGGAAGTCACTTTAGCAGCTGTACTAGATTCATTACCAGAAGAATCTAAAGCTTTAATGAGGTAGGTGCCTGATAATAGGGGTGCTGAGTAATTATCTAGAGTGCCCGGTACATTTTTTGTAATATCAGAAGATCCTGCCCATGTAACACCAGTTGTGTTACTAGTATGTCGTATCCAATAAGTACCTCCATTAATTACATCTAGGTCTGTTACAGGATCCCACTTTAAATTTGCTAAGTCTATACGCGCTACCATAGTAAAGTTAGTTACATCTGTAGGTGGAGTTAATTTACCGTATATCTCTTGCGTTAAGCTGGCAAAGGGGGAATATATCATTAGAAAATTCTCCTTGTTTTAACTCGAAACTCTAGCGTACCTGCTGGAGCATCATCAATAATAGCACTTTGTGCCGAGGTTTCACCAATGGAAACCCAATTTGTAATAGCAGGGGCTTTACGCCTCCACTCTACATAATAAGATGCAATGTACGGGTAAGTAGTTGATGTACCTGCAGTTTTTGGGGCGTCCCAAGAAAACTCTGCTCTATTTTTAACATTACCCATTGAATCAACATACAATTCCTCGTTAATAGTTAAATTAGATGGGGCAGGTATTGGATCACCAGGATTAGGCAAACTACTGGTAGACTTGGATGAGAAAGATATATTCTCCTCTATTAACCCATACTTTGCCCCATGATACTTCAATCCTGAAATTTCCACCATATTAGGACCAGACTCCCTAGTCATTAATACTCTAAAATCTTGGGCCTCTACCGACCCCATCTCCTCCAATATCCACATATAATTAGTAGTAGGAGTATTGGCGAATGCAGAGGTCACTGTAATTTCTGTTACTTTTTCTGTTACTGATACATAGTTAACATCTTTTGTTTCTACCCACACATAAGGTTTCCATTCATTATCTAAGTTTGCATTTAAACAAGTCTCCTGAGTAGTCTCAGCTTGTTTAACTCCAGCCCGTATACAAGCCTCTTCTGTATTAATTAGAGATAACTTATAAGTTTTAAGTGCAGTAACAGAAGTAGGGGCATCTAATTTAATAGTAGTAGTTGTACTGCCTGCCGCAATTCTGCCTCCATAACGAATACCCGCTCTATGGGAGTCGGCTATCTTAATAAGGTCTCCTGGTCTAATTACTGCACCTTCCATACCTGTTGTAAATGTTACAGTTTCAGTCTCATGTCTTTCAGTATATAAAACCCACTTGCCAACTCTACGAGCCTGTCCTTGGGAAGTACAACCTACAGCAACTATAGACGTAGAAAAAATCTGGTTATTAGCATTAACTATACCTGGAGCATCCTCTACATATTCAACATTCTGCCTATAAAAATCCTCTGGATTGTTCCAGGTAACATGTGCTACGTTATGCCTCTGTTTCCTAGAGGTTCCTTCATAAGTAAATATGCCATCAATAACATTAGCATCAGAAAAATTCATAACTGGATCTTTAGGTGCATCTTGTATAGCACTAATTTGCCCTTGTTGCCAGTATATCATACCTCGGAAAACTGAGGATATATCATTAAGTACTTTGAAAGCTTCTTCTCGTCCTTGTAAGTATAAATTACAAGTAAATCGTGCCTCTTTATTGCCCCAGCCGTCGTCAACTCCAATAAAGTTTCCTGAGTTGTCCACGGCATCACAATACTTTCCAATTTCATATAATGACCACTTATCCATCTGATTAGCAGAAAGCCATTTACCTAATCCGTATCTGTCATCAGTACATAAGTCGTATAAAATCCAAGCAGGATTACAAGTCCATGCAATATCAAATGTACCGTCCCACGAGCCTGTGTACAAAGTACCTCCAGGCGAGGTACCTATCCAGGTACCGCCAGCTTGCGTACATCTATCCTGGCGTCTATACCCAGATAGAGAGCAATGCCCCGGGTCGTAAGGAGTATAGTTACTAGGAACTTTTATCTTTACCCCTTTTATTTCATATGCTCGATTAGGGATAGAAGTAAACTGTCTAGCGTCTACCTGCGTAGCTATTATAGCGCTATTAGGGTATCTTAATTTATTATCTATAATTTTAGTATAAGAAGTAAAAAATATTTTATTTTGTATTTTTGTAGAAGAAGCGTCGTCGCTAGTCCTTTCCACTTTAATAGCTATAGAAGTAAACCCAGAAGACTTCCAAGTTGCTGGTATATCTATTCTATACGCTCTTTCGTACTTTGCTGATGTTTTCCCTGTAAAAGAGTCTGTTTTTGCTAATATCCAAGAACCATCATTATCTTTTTCAATATAAATTTTGAAGGATACGGTAGAACCGTGTAAGTCTCCTTTATCATTCTCCGCATCTAAAAGTGATGGAGTATGTATTATAACTCTTATGGCATCCACTGTAGTAGATGAGAATGTTTCAGTTATGGCTCCAGGAGGCACTTTAGTTACTATAATTCCTACGCCCACAGAATTTTCTGTTCCTGCAAACCCGGGTATATGAGTCTGAGAATTGGTACCTTCTCTAGTAATGTAAGCTACATCGTCAAAGTTACTGCCCCCCGCAGAATCCTGTAGAGGGGTTTCATTTAAGTAAATAGATTTTTCCGCGTTTAATAACCCTACTATTTCACCTTCGGATAGCAAATCAATAATTCTAGCTTTAGAATCTGAAAATAATGTATCGTCATCTTCTATAGCTGCACCACCACCGCCGCCTTTACCACCGCCAGCACCTCTAATCCAATCTTTATTACTCATGGTGTATAATCCTCTGGTGAAACTCCTGAACTTATAACAGTTCCCCCTATTAATAATTGCCCGTAACATACTGGGATGGCATAGCCTTGTCTAGCTGTGTTAGATGCTCCATCAAAACCATAGTTTGTAGGCTTATCTCCATCTGGAAGTTCAGGGGTTGGTGCTAACATAGAGGCGATTCCTCCCAATATTAAGCCTCCAGCGAACTTCATTGCCATAGTACCCATAGAACCAGCATTAGCTACTCCCATGCTTATAGTATCAAATACACCAAGGCTTGTTGTCAATCCGCCACCTACAGCACCGCCACCTGCAGTACTAGCCAAAGCTGCAGCTTCACCTGCTGCTATTATAGATTGTCCATATATATAGAATCCACTAATGATCATAACACCTAGTAGTATCATACCTAGGCCTTTACTTTTTGCTCCAAGTATTACAGGTATTATTTTAATTTCTTGACGCCCCGAAGGGTGTCCTAGCTCAGAATAGTCATTAATATAAGACTTTCCTACTATTACTTTATACCCGACACCTCGTTCTTCTGAATAAGCAACGAATTGTTTAAATCCTTGGTTATTTGCAGATAGAGCTTTGAAAGCCTCTCCAGGCGAGTTTACATCTAAGGACCAGTCCTTACCGTACTTTTCTGCTAATTCTCCATAAAGTGTTACTTTCTTTAACATAATGATTTGTGCCTTAAATGGTGCGTGGTATGTTTTCTCCAATATCCGCCATATATTTCTCTATTGGACAGTCTACCGTATACGTGATGTAAAATTCTATCGTTTCCAATAAAAACTGCGGCATGGTTTGGTACAGGTGAAACTAATTTTATTAAAAAGACATCATATTTTTTAATATCATTTTCATCAAGTATCTTAACAAAACCTTGTTCTTCATAGTTTTCTAAATATCGGTTCTCACC